AATTTCCATATAGGAGGAAATCGCCGGATTTTGTGATTGTACCAACATAGAATCAAATACCCCGATTCCCATCAACAATAACAATTTCAATTTGGAATCTATACCCAATTCCATGATTTTACGTACCGAATCATCGTCAATGTACGGTACAAACGCATTGGGTATCGGCTCATTGGGACTTACCCATATCTGTTGATGAGCCAATGTATTGGGTATATATTTGTTACCGATGGACAATACTTGTATTTCTTTGCGCATGGTTTCTATGGAATTCATCAATCGTTTGGCTTCAGGTTTCAATACTTCATTCGTCATTTTGCGTTCTTTTTCTACTTCGGTACCAATGATATCGTCCAATGATTTCATCATTTGTTCCATTTTTTTTTGTATTTGATTGTTCAAATCTATTTTTTCCATAATACCGTCCAATATTTGGGTAGGAACATGAGAATATTGCGCATAATAATTGCCCATACGTGATACATCTTCTACCAAATAAATGGTAGGACCATCGGTCAATGTATGGGCATCCGAGGTGGTCAAAGATACCCCTACCGGAATTTGAGATACGGGTAACGTAGTGGAGGCATCGGAGGTTGTTTTGATAACTGGAATACCAATAGGTTGAAGACCTTCGGTCTTCTGACCCATATGATACGGCATACTTACGGTACGACTGATTGGTTTTTCTGTTACTTTGGACATCACATCCATACTGGCATGTTTGATAATTTTATTCGGTGGAAACATGGGTAAAATGGTGTCTTTCAACAAAAGATGCAATTTTATATAGACTTCGGGTTCCATATGTTTCAATAAATCCAAATAATACAATTTACAACGATACATGGTAATCTCTTTGATACTGGCAAAATATTCACCAATACGATGACCATCCGGAAAATCACCATCGGACATTTGTGAAATCATACGTACGATTTCTCTTAAATCCAGGTATCGGAGCAAACTCGGATTTTTTTCACATTGAATGACACATTTTTGTATATTTTCATAGGTATCAAATAACAAATGGGGCAAAGTAGGATGTCCTTGTGCATTTAGAAGAGAAATCGTCTTTTTGCAATCAGAACTGGATACACGATGAACTTCTCCGTGTTCAAATTTGCTCCGATAGTTAACCAAACATTCGGCAATGTCTTCGTTGCACGGTAAAGTAGCACAAGACAAGACAATGTTGGAAATTTTGTTTTCTTTCCAATTTTTTTGTATAATTTCGTGCAAAGGGTGGGTGGGTACATCCAACGAAATGGTGGGTTCGTCCCAATAGAGAATGATATCGGATTCTTGGTTGAAAGACAACATATACAACATGGCAGTGATATAGGAATATACATCACATATCATAATTTCTACACGGGAACCATTACTATTGTCTACTTTGAATATACCACCGGTTTTATGATTCTTGGTATATTCTACGGCGGAATAATAGTGTAGACGAATGTCGGCGGCGGTTTCACACCCAAAGGCGAATGCTACACGTTTTTCCATAGAAATCGCGCTTTTTGCCAATGCCATTCCTACGTGTCTGGCTGCACATATATAAATAATACGGTATCCGTGAGACAACCCCAATGGACTCATGGTTTTCCCGGTTCCGGTAGGTGCAGTATATAATACCATTTTTGACGTGGTGGTGGTTTCATCCAAAGGTGGACGAAACAATTGGAACAGTTTTTTTTGATGATCATAGAGAGTATTGTTTTCAAACCGCAAAATATATGGATTTTTTTCAATAATTGTATAGGCGTTCATAAAGGTGTCATGAATAATATCTTCACCACCCTGTTTTTGGGTGTGAGCAAGTATTTGCTGTACAAATGTTTTTACGTGTGGATTGATATGGGAGATAGAGGCGGATTCCATTTGTAAGAGTGTGTAAAGATGAAAATGGAGGCTATAATGCACGGAAGCCCCATGATCTTGACCAAACATCATTTTACGACAAAATTCCAATTGTACAAACTCTACGATTTTATGTTTATCAAAGGAACCAGAGGTGATATTGGTGTCCATGTTTTGTAAACGTAATAAATCTATTTTTTTGGGGGGTTTGCATTTTACCACATTCGGTAAGATGGGTTGAAAATCCTTCAACCATTCGTGTTTTTGTAGTGTCAGTGGTTGTTTTTTAGATTTTTTTGCGGTAGATGTCTTTGTTGGTATTTCAACCGATCCTAAAATTTCGGCAATGATGGGTGCAAAATATTTTATATACAAATACATGTGTATTTCCGCGGTAGGTTCTATTTTTATAAAAGAAAGCAACGATTCATTGTCGTTGGTTTTGATTTGTACATTTTGATATCCGTCTTGAATCAATTTCAAAATGCTTTTTTCTTGATCAGTTACCGGGGTCTCAATGGACTCCCATTCCATCTTGGTCAATTTCGTTTGTGATAGATCCATGGTTATAATAATTTACTTTGATGATGATTGAATAATATAAAATCATCATTTTAATCAATTTTTTGTGATGCCTTCACTACGTTCTCAGCATCCCTCCAATTAATAACCACTTATTTTTTTTACCAAGTCCTCTGGTATATTTTTACGCTGTAATATGACTTTATTATATGAGTTGAGCATGGTTTCATATTTTTTTTGTTGTTTAGTTTCTTTTTTTTCCGCATTTTCTAATTGTGTTTTTGCGGTTTTATATCGTGAGTTAGTATGAATGAAATCTTCTATGTAATCCTCTAATATGCCCGGTTCATATTCAGAAGGTTGGTTATCTGTATTTTCATCATCTTGTTGGTCTAAACGATTCTGTCTCATATACCAATCACGTAATTCGTATGACAATTGTTGTAAATTATGTTTTGCATCACTTGTGTTTTTGATAGCTTCTTTCAAATCAGTTTTGGCTTGTTTCAAATCGTCTATGACTCCGCCACCAATGTTTTTTTTGGTTCTACGGTGTTTCTTTGTCTTTCTGTCACGCATTTTTGACGATTTCATCTTATTATATACAATAAGACGACACATAACCTTCTAAAGGATTTCCTCCAATATACGTGTATATTCTTCTATGATGTCTTTCATCACGATTCTTTCAGCAAGATTGTGATTCATCATTTTTTGTAATATTTTGTACATGTTTGTTATGAATTGTATAGGTAAATTAAGATGTGTTTCTATCAACATATACATCAATGACTGCCCTAACCCATAAATGTCTATACTATATAATGAATGTTGCATGAATTCTTGGAAATCCTTGTAATTATCAATGTCTTTCAGTAAAAAAGATCGGAAATTTTCAACGGATTGTTCTACAAAACCTTCTGTTAACTTAGTGGAGGCATCCACCGAGAAAATGGAGATGTGTTTTGCAAACGAATCCATATGTTTCATTTCTTTCGTGATTTCTTGGAGGATGTCCATATAGGATTTACTATAGTCTTCAAAATCATTATCACATGGATTAGGTAATAAATCATATCCGTCAAGCGCCAACGTCTTCTCACTAGGGGTCTTCACAATGTTTTCAGTGTCTTTAGAAATATAGGTTTCCAAAAAGGTATCCCATGATTTTTCGTGAATTCCCACGTTCCATGATGTACACGCGTACTGAAACCAACATTCCCTTTCATTAAAGGATAATTTCCTCCACATATCAAAACGTTTTTGGTTGTAAAAATAGGTTTCTGGAGGCATACTGTAATAAAAAATATCATATTCATAATCATTTTTTAGGCTTTTTTTATACACATTTTTCATATATTGTACCATACCAAAATCAATAAAATTCAAACGCGGTTCTTTGATATCATATACGATATTGTTGGTTTTGATATCGTTATGAATGATGTTATATCGTATCATACATTCAATACCATGAATCAATCGCAAAGTATCCTTCCAAAACGCAAGTACGGACGGGGTATTCTCGTTTTTTATGAATCGTTTTGCGTCATTATAAATGGTTGAACCATAATCTCGCAAGGTCGTTCCCCCATATTTCATCACAATGAATTGATAATCTTGAAAATTGGAAACAATTTGTTTTCCATCTGCGGCATATTGAGCAATCAAGGGAATGTTTTGTCGCGATGGAGTTGCCATAAACATGGTACCTAGATGGAATTCACAACTGGGGTCTATCTTATGAATGATTTCGTATCGTGACATTTCCTTTTCTGCATAATAGGTTTCTATTAATTTGGATACTTTGTATTTACTCTTCATATTATCCAATGTGTGTATTTCGTCCTTGTGCGTGATATTCGTATATGAAATATCTAAATAGGGTAAACACGGATAAAATACATGACCATAAGAACCTGTACCAATAATTCTAGAAAAAAACATTATCTATAGTATGTCGTCAAATTGTGTTCATATTATTTTGTATCTTTTGAATATTCACAATTAATGGTTGATAATCTGTTTTTGTATTTAAATAATTGGTCATATCATTCATTGCTGCGTTCAATACCGTACGGGCTACCAAATATTGTTGTATAGGATCCGGTAGATTGTCGGTATTGGTAGTATCATTCGTCAGTGGTTGTTGTTGGTTTGTGCCACCTTGGTTTATTCCACCTTGGTTTGTTCCACCTTGGTTTTTCCATTTGTCATATCTACCTCTGTTTGCAATGTTGATACTACTCCACCAAGAACTATAATTATTTACCGATGAATATTGCATTGGATATCCGTCAGCATTGAATATAAACATGGGAAAATCCGTCAAAGACATTTGTAAAGGTGTCAAGGGTAAATTTTTCAAAGAAGGAAGATTGTAATTTTGCACCACTCCCAAGATTTGTCTCAATATTTGTACTCGTGATGGTATATTAGCATTGGCAGTAATGGATGCCTGTAAGCTATTACTCGCCTGGGAAATATTGGGTGGACTGGAATTCAATGCTCGTAATGCAGATTGTATATTTGGGTGTGTATTACCTTGTAAATCCACCGGATTGTTCAAAAATAACAAACACAAAATGGTTCCGACCAAGTAATAAATGGCTGCACTGGTCAAATTTTGGTCGGGAATACCAAAATTGTTTAACAAGGGATTGAGAATGGCTTGAATATATAGGTTGGCTGCTTGTAACATGGCGACTCCTATACCATTCCCTGCACTGGATTGTATATTCAAGGCTAAATTTACATAGTTCATTGCCGAAGTACTATGGGATTGGGTTAACGATTGAATGGCTTGACAAATATACCCATTGGCATCTACCGAATTGATATCTCTTGTGGTATTGACAGTGGGGGTCGGTGTGGGTGTATCAATTGGTATACATGCAATTCCGTCATTCATACAATTTGGATTTGATTTTGTTCCTTTAATACACATAACTTTTCCGCATATACTATCAATTGGTATGGTAGTGGTTACGGGTATGGTGGTTGTCCCGGATGTGATCACTGAGCCAGGAGTGGTAGTTACAAATGGGGTGGTGGTTACGAATGGAGTGGTTGTTGCAACGGGAGTGGTCGTGGCAATAGGGGTAGTAGTTACAAATGGGGTGGTGGTTACGAATGGAGTGGTTGTTACAAATGGTGTGGTTGTTACAAA